ATAACCACCCAGGTCAGATGGCGGCATTGAAAATGTGCCTGGACCGAGCGCTGCCGGTGAGCATGTTTGAAAAAGAAAAGGGCGCGAGGTCTGCGGTCAGCATTACAATTACCGGCATTGGTGGCCCGGCTGAAGCGCCCACCATCATCGAAGCCAACGGAGATATCACAGATGTCTAGAGCCGCAGAGAGAGCTTCCGCAAAACTTTCGGGAGAGAAGTTCTACTTTACGGGCAAGCCATGTAAAAACGGGCACATCTCCAAGCGCTACACAGATCGCGGCACTTGTGTGCAGTGCATGGTGCTTAGTTTCGAATCAAAAAAAGAAGACCGATTGGCTGAAATGCGGTCAAATTACGCCCAGAAAAAATCAGTCTACGCCCAACGCATGATCTGCTGGCGCGAAAAGAACAAGCACAAGCAGGCTGTTTATTCATCGCGCAAGCGTGCGGATCTTCTACTTCGAACGCCCAAGTGGATCTGCGACGAGGATCGCGCCAAGATGGATGAGTACTACTACACGGCGCACATGCTGGGCATGCACACCGGCGATTTCTATCACGTTGATCACATCGTTCCACTGCGAGGGAAACTTGTGAGCGGTCTAAATGTTCCTTGGAATTTGCAGATACTGAGCAAAGAAGAGAACCTAAGAAAGCGCAACATCTTCCATGTCTGATCTAAATTTCAGCCTACTGCCCTGGCAACAGGAAGTTTTTGCCAATACAACCCGCTTCAAGGTTATCGCGGCTGGGCGACGGTGTGGAAAAAGTAGGCTGGCAGCGACGGCTCTAATCATTGAAGCACTAAAGTGCCCGCCTGGATCTGCGGTTCTGTATGTTAGTCCCACGATGGGACAGTCCCGCCAGATTGTGTGGGACTTGCTGCTCGATCTGGGCCGGGAAGTGATCACGAGCAGCCATGTGAACAACCTGGACATCACGATGATCAACGGTGCCAGGATCTACGTCCGTGGTGCCGACCGGCCCGACACGCTGCGGGGTGTGTCACTGACGTTCGCGGTTCTGGACGAGGTGGCCGACATCAAGCCAGAAGCCTGGGAGCAGGTGATCCGGGCGTCTTTGTCGGACAAGAAGGGTCGGGCGATGTTCATCGGAACGCCCAAGGGTAGAAATTGGTTCTATGACCTGTTCAAACTGGGTCAGGCCGAGGATGACGCCGATTGGAAGAGCTGGCACTTCACGACCAAGGACAACCCGCTGATCGACCCCACGGAAATCGAGTCGGCTAAGAAGACGCTGTCCAGTTTTGCCTTCAAACAGGAGTATCTGGCGAGCTTTGACAACGCGGGATCAAACATCTTTCGGGAAGAATGGCTAAAGTACGGAGAAGAACCGAACAACGGCAGCTACTTCATCGCGGTGGACTTGGCGGGTTTTGAGGAAGTGGCACGCCAAGCGGCCAATGCCAAGAAGAGATTGGACGAATCGGCCATCGCAATCGTCAAGGTGACGGAAGACGGCAAGTGGTTCGTCAAGGAAATCGAGCACGGGCGCTGGGATGTGCGGGAGACGGCCGCGAAGATCCTGATGAAGATCCGCGACTACCGGCCACTGTCTGTCGGGATCGAGCGCGGATCGCTAAAAAACGCGGTTTTGCCGTATTTGAGCGATCTGATGCGAAAAAATAACGTCTACGCGCATATCATTGACCTGACGCACGGGAACCGAAAGAAGGCGGATCGCATCATTTGGGCCTTGCAGGGCCGCTTTGAGCATGGCAGAATCGTGCTAAATCAGGACGAAGATTGGTCAGACTTCATCGACCAAACGCTTATGTTTCCTGCTCAAGGGGTGCATGATGATCTGCCTGATGCACTCAGCTACATCGACCAATTGGCTGTGACTTCGTATTTCGAGGGTAGCGAATCTGACGATTGGGAGCCCCTGGATGCTATCTCTGGTTTCTGAAGCGACGAAAAATTGCCCAAAGTGCAAGCAGGAGAAAATTTTTTCTGCTTTTGGCAAAGACAAGTCCAAGAAACTCGGCCTCTCCTCGTACTGTCTAGTTTGCACGGTTGAAAATCGAAAAGCCAATTACGCAAAAAGCCCAGCAAAAGAAAAAGAGAAACTCAAAGAGTACTATAGGGCTAACAAAGAACGTGCTCGCGGCTATAGCATCAAGGCTTTGTATGGGTTGAGCTTGGCGCAGTACAAAGAGATGCTGGCGCAACAGAACAATTCGTGCAAAATTTGCAAGACGCACGAGAAGAATTTGAAGCGCAGGCTGTTTGTTGATCACTGCCACGAAACGGGCAAAGTTCGTGGACTACTCTGCCAGTACTGCAATACAATGTTGGGAAATGCGAAAGACAACGTACTTGTCCTGCATTCCGCAATAAGCTATCTGTCATCTTCTTCGTGACGGATACGAGCCAGAAGGGGATGAGATGGAAGCCAACGAATTCTACGAGCCTACCGAGGGCGACAAAGAGCTGCTGGCCTTTGTTACGGATCACTGCGACCGCTGGCGCGACTGGCGCGACACCAACTTCCTGCCCGCGTATCTGGAATATGAGCGTATCTTTCGTGGCCAGTGGGCTGCAGAAGACAAGATGCGCGAATCTGAGCGCTCTAAACTGGTGACTCCTGCAACGCAGCAGGCCGTTGAGACTCGTCACGCGGAGATCATGGAAGCGATCTTCGGCCAGGGCGAGTTTTTCGACATTGAGGACGACATCCGCGACGTTAACGGTAACCCGCTGGACGTTGAGATGCTCAAAGCTCAGTTGATGGACGATTTCAAGCAGGACAAGATCCGCAAATCCATCGACCAGATCGAATTGATGGCCGAAATCTACGGAACGGGCATTGGCGAGATCGTTGTCAAGACTGAAAAGACGTTTGTCCCTGCAACGCAGGCCATTCCTGGCCAACCGGGTCAAGCGGCCATCGGTGTGATCGAAAAACCGCGCATCGCGGTGAAGATTGTGCCGGTCAACCCGAAAAACTTCCTGTTTGACCCCAACGGCACGAGCGTTGACGACTGCATGGGCGTGGCAATTGAGAAGTATGTCTCGATCCACAAGGTGGTCGAGGGCATGGAGCGCGGGATCTACCGCAAAGTGAACATCCAGCCCGCTGGTGAGGACACCGATCTGGAGCCGACGCAGGAGATCAGCCAGTACGAGAGCGACAAGGTTCGTCTCTTGACGTATTACGGTCTGGTGCCGCGCGAATACCTGAAGAATCTGGAAGAGAACAAGGAAGTCGAAGACCTGTTCCCCGATGATTCGGTGGCCGATGAGTACAGCGATCTGGTGGAAGCCATTGTCGTCATCGCCAACGAGGGGTATCTGCTCAAGGCTGAAGAGAACCCGTACATGATGAAGGATCGCCCTGTGCTGTCCTATCAAGATGATACGGTTCCCAACCGCCTGCTCGGGCGCGGTACGGTCGAGAAGGCCTACAACATGCAAAAGGCCATTGATGCCGAGGTGCGTAGCCACCTTGACTCGCTGGCGCTGACCACCGCCCCCATGATGGCGATGGATGCCACGCGTCTGCCGCGCGGTGCGAAGTTTGAAGTGCGTCCGGGCAAGGCCATTCTCACGAACGGCAACCCCAACGAAATCTTGTTCCCGTTCAAGTTTGGCAACACCGATGGTGCGAATCTGGCCACGGCCAAGGACTTCGAGCGCATGCTGCTGCAATCGACGGGCACGCTCGATAGCCAAGGCATGGTGAGCCAAGCGGCGCGCGATGCGGGCGGCATGTCGATGGCAGTGGCCACGATCATCAAGAAGTACAAGCGCACGCTGGTGAACTTCCAGGAAGACTTCCTGATTCCGTTCATCCAGAAGGCTGCTTTCCGCTACATGCAGTTCGACCCCGAGCGCTACCCGTCGGTGGATATGAAGTTCATCCCGACGGCCACGCTGGGCATCATTGCACGCGAGTACGAGCAGCAACAGTTCATTGGCCTGCTGCAAACTCTCGGCCCGAACACTCCGGTGCTGCCGCTGCTGCTCAAGGGCATCTTGACCAACAGCAGCCTCACGAACCGCTACGAACTCATCGGTGCTCTGGAGCAGATGGCCCAGCCCAATCCCGAGGCGCAGCAGCTCGAGATGGCCAAGCAGCAGCTCGCACTGCAAGCGGCTCAGGCTCAGATTGCGGTTAGCACGACGCAAGCCGAGCAGAACCGGGCAGAGGCTACCAAGCTGATGACCGAGGCGCAACTGATGCCGCAGGAAGTGCAGGCCAAGGTGATCGCATCGACGACGAAGAACCTGCCTGCTGGCGCTGAGTCGCAGGAGTTCGACAAGCGCGTGAAGA